TCGCTCTACACACACAAGCGGGTTTAAACCCCTCCAAACGCAGCGGAACGCCGAATAAACGTGTCGATAATGGCCGCTACTGGCCCGAAACTGCCGAATAAACAGGTTTTATTCGGGAGCCCCACGCCTAGGATCGGTCCACCTGTCCCGGCACGAACCAAGGTCCGCGAACTGGAGGATGTGGCCCGGGACATCGGCATCACGTTCATGCCGTGGCAGTCCTACCTCGGCCGCTTCGTGGAGGCCATCGGACCGGACGACTTCTGGCTCTATGCCGATATCGCGGCAATTGTTGCTCGGCAACAGGGAAAAACGACCTTTATCCTGCCGCATATCGTCCGGCGTCTGAAGATGGGCCGGCGGATGCTGCACGCCGGACAGACCCGGGAACTGCCGCGACTGACATTTAATCAGCTGGCACCGCTCATCGAGCAGCGTATTTCCAACGCCAAGGTACGCCGGGGAGCCGGTCAGGAGACGATCGAGGTTCCCGGCGGCGGTGTCTACCGGATCACCGCGGCGACCGGTGGCGGTCCTCGCGGCTGGTCGGTCGATGACCTCATCATTGACGAGGTACGGGAGATCGCGGAGGACTTCGTACAGGCGGCGCTCCCGACGATGATGGCGAGTGCCAACCCGCAGACGCTGTGGCTGTCCAACGCCGGCCACGAGAAGTCCACTGTCCTGAACTCGCTCCGCAAGCGGCAGTCCGATGACGAGGCGTTGGCGTACCTGGAGTGGTCGGCTGCTCCGCATCTTGCCGCCCAGGACCGGGAAGGGTGGCTCCAGGCCAACCCGGCGATCGGCCATATCCCCGGCGTGATCCGGTCTTTGGAGCGGCAGTACGCATCCCACCAGCTGGCCGGAACGCTCGGCCACTTCGAAACCGAGAACCTGTGCCGATGGGTCATCTCCACTCGACGCCGGCTCGTCGAGGAGTTCGCGTGGGTCGATTGCGCGGCCCCGGGGCTGGAGCCGGCCACCCGGTTCTCGCTCGGCGTGTCGATGGACCCGGAAGGCAAGCGGGCAACGATCGTCCGGGCGTGGCGGCAGAAGGACGATACGATCGCGCTCCAGCTCGCAGCACAGGTGTCCGGGGAACCGTTCTCGGTCGATGCCTTCGGGGAGGAGTTGCGGAAGCTCGCCATCGGCGCGACCGGGGTCGCGTTCGACCCGCTGACCGACAAGGCTCTTATCCGGTTCGTCCGCAAGCCGAAGCCCGAGCCGGTGTCGGGTGGCCTGTTCTCCAACGCCTCCGCGCAGTTCACCAACCTTGTCAACGCCGGGTTGCTGCGCTGGCGTGACGCGGATGCTGTTACCGATGACTTGGGTTGGACCGCACGCAAAGATGAGGGTGACGAGGGCGCATATCAGGCTGTACGATCCGACGACGGACACCCTATCACGGCAGCACTCGCGGCTATCCGGGCCGTATGGCTTGCCTCAAAGGCGAAAGCGCCAGCTGCGAGGGTCATGTGATGCTGGACTTCATCAGGCGGTCATTCGGTCCGATGGAGCAGCCCGATCCGGGAGGGTGGCGGGCACGGCAGGCGATTGCCCAGGAGCGGGTACAGACGCGGGCCATCGACTCGTTCACGTCTCATCCGGGCCTGACCGAGCAGCTGCTGGCGGTGCAGGGGTTGCACAGCCGGCCGTGGCGAGTCGCCTCGCTCCGCGAAGCCCTCGGCGTCCCGTCCAACTTCCGTGCCGTGACGCTGATCTCCAACACCGTTGGCTCGTTGGCGATGGAGGCGTACCGGAAAGGCGTACGGCTCGATAGCGAGGACACGCCCCGCATTATCCAGCGGCCGGACCCGTTCCGCATCCCGCGGGACTTCTACCGCGACACCGCGTACGACCTCGCGACCCGCGGGGAGTGGTGGTGGTGGATCGCCTCCCGCGACACCGACGATACGCCGCTGTCCGTCATTCGCATCGCGCCGTGGGAGATCAACGTCCGATACACGACCGGCGACAGGCTCCGGCCCCAGGTCTTCTGGGGAAACCGCGAGATGCCGCTACGGGACATGCGACACGGGACGCTGCAGCCGGACCCGGACTCCCTCAGCGGCCCGTGGCAGCGGGGCGTGGGCCCGATCCAGATGTGCGGAGCAGCCATCTCGGTCCAGGTTGAGTCCGATATGTGGGCCGCCAATTTCTTCGGCGAGGACGGCGGCTACCCGTCGATCATCATCAAGGCCGCGAACGAACTCGGCGAAACGGAGGACGGCGAGAACGAAGCCGACGTGCTCCGCGACCAGTGGATGAGCAAGCCGCACAACACGCCGCGGGTGATCGACCAGGGCATTGAGTCCGTCGAGGAGTTCGGGTCCAACGCCAGCGGCGGGCAGATGCTCGATAGCCGGGAACAGAACAAGGGAACGTCGGCGGTGATGTGGGGCATTCCCGGCGACCTGCTGGAGTACGGTCGGCCCGGTTCAAGTCTCACGTATACCAACGTCCCCGAGCTGTTCCGCCGGTTTGTCAAAGCGCCGCTGATCCCCGACTACCTGGAGCCGATCGAGCAGCATATGTCCGACCTGCTGACCCGCTCCACCGTGGCCCGGTTCAACGTGAAGGGCTTCGACCGGGCAGACCCGAAAACCCGGTGGGAGGTTTACGAAATCATGTCCAGGGTGGTCGGAGTCGAGGAAGCGGCCCGCATCGCGGCCGAGTCCGAGGGCTTCGCGCCGGGAGACATCGAGTACGCACCGGTTCCGTTCGCGCCTCCGCAAGCCATCCCGTCCGAAATCCCGGTAACGCGGTCCGCGGAGCCGGTCCGGTGTGACGGCAGCGTGGTTATCAAGGGCAAGATCAAGCCCTGCCGCAAGCTGCTTGCCGAACAGGCCCCGTTTATCGGCCGCTGTACCAGATGCGGCAAGGCGTACGCAACGGCGGTCGCTTAGGAAGGCTGAACCCGAATGCCCGTCACTGGTCCTCGTCCTCGTCAGGAACGAACTCGTGGTGTTCCTGGGGACGCTTGCATCCGCGCTCGGGCTCTGGCTGGTGGATCGTCGCTCCCTCGTCCGAGCCGCACTCCCGGCAGCTCACCGGAGCCCGACGCTCCGGTCGCCCCGGTTGAAGGCCCGGAGGGCCTTCGGGCCAGCGTCGCGAGCCGCGACGTAGGCGACGTGCTCCCACACGTCTGCGACCACGATCGAGCGAAGGCTCGACCGGATCACGAGGCCGCAGCTTTCGCAGCGGCTCTCGAAGCCCGCGAGGGCTCCGGTGGACGAGGCCTCGATGGCCTCGACCGGGGTGGTGGTGTGGAGGGCCATTTGGGCCTCCTTTCTCCCCCGTTTGGGGGCTCGTCCGGCGACTTGCCGGTCGTTCATCTCTCTATCTGATGAGTGAATACTACTACGCCATCGTAGAGAGTGTCAATAGGGTAAATCAAGAAGTTATCCACAATTTTTAGGGAAGGTTTCCCATGCCCGTCACATTGGCTGAAGCGGTAGACGCCGCCGGATCAATCCTCAGTCTCAGCGAACCGATCGAATGCGAGCCGGGGTACCTCTTCCGGCTCGATTCCGAGATGGTCGAAGTAGGCGGGCATCCTCGCATCCGCGGCGAGTCCAACGACCACAACCTAGTGAGCGTGAAGCGCGGCAGGGCCGGTACCTCTGCCGCGCCACACGCCCAAGGCACCGTCTTCGCCGCCGTAAGCGACGCCTACGTCACGTCCGACGACGAGCAACCGCCGGTACCGATCGTCGGCGGCGACGGTTCCGCGAGCATTCCCGGAGCCCCAGGAGCCGAAGGACCGGAGGGACCGCAGGGCGAAACCGGTCCAACCGGTCCGCAGGGACCAGCCGGTGTGGACGGAGCCGATGGGGCCGATGGCGCGACAGGGGCAACCGGGCCAACGGGGCCGCAGGGACCGAAGGGCGATACCGGGGACGCGGGAGCGGCCGGTGCTACCGGTTCGCAGGGACCGCAGGGCGCTACCGGACCGACCGGCCCGACGTGGCAGCTCGGCGTCGGTGCCCTGTACCTGTCGGTCGCCAGCACGAACCCGGCAACGGTCCTCGGATACGGCACCTGGAGTCAAGTCGCGCAAGGGCTCGTGCTGATCGGGCAGACGGGTGGACAGGCAGGCGGCGACCAGATCGGTTCCGCGACCCACGCCCACAGTTTCACGCAACCGGGAGCCCACAGCGACCATGCAGCCCTGACGCACGCCGGGGCGACTGTCGGCAATCACAGCTTTACGCAGCCGTCGGCTCACTCCGATCACGCGGCCCAGGCCCACAGCGCGCACAGCGGGGCCACGGTCGGCAACCACACCGACGTAACGAACCACGTCCACGTCGAGCAGCTACAAGGCGGGACGACGGGCACCACGACCGGCACCCACCTGATGGGATCGGCCGCTACTGGTGGATCGCTGCGGAGCGCCGGCCAGTCCACGCTTAACCCGACATCAGGCGGTGTCGCCGCGATGGTGCATACCGTTGGACAGGCTGCGGCCCACAGCGACCATGCCGCGCTCAGTCACTCGGCCCACAGCGGCGGTGCCGTTGACGCGCACAGCGTCGGACAGGCTAACCAGCACGCCGCCCAATCGCACACGGCCCACAGCGGCGGGGTGGTGGCCGATGGATCGACTACGCCGCCCAGCTTCGTTTGCTACGTCTTCCAAAGGACGGCCTAGCCGACGCCCCCGCACTTGTCGCACCGCTGCCCTGAGTGATGCCACGCGCGAGCGGGGCAGGCCGGATCGACGGTCGGGGCCTTGCGGCCCCGACTCATCGGCCGGTTCACAGTGGGTCGGGGTTGTAGTCACCGTGTCCACGCGGTGACAGATGCTCGACCCCGGAATAGTCAGCGATCCTGTCGCTGTCCTTCCATCCGTCCTTCGGGGCCTTCCCGAAGGAAGCGATCCGGGGGGCTGTGGTGAAGAGTTCCGGGCGGTTGACCTGGAGGAACGCGATCCGCTCCTCGACGCTCATCGACTTGAGGGCTTCGATGGTCTTGGTGGTTTCGGTGTTCTTCATATCCATAATGTATACGATACCGTAGAGTATGTCAAGGGGTTATCGAGCGAAGTTATCCACAATCTTGACGGGCTGACGCTCCACGCCGTACAGTCCGCGTAATCGAATAACCGTTCGTGCCGTTGGCGTAGTCCACAGTCACGAGTGAGTCGGCCTCCACCCGCGCGGAACAGTCCGCAAGCAGCGCGGTTAGTTGGAGGTCTTTTCTTATGCCGACAACCAAGTGGTGGGTCAAGGTTCCCAAGAGCGCGGAACCGGTCCAGGTCAAGCCGCCCGCTCCGGAGACACAGCCTGAGCCCGTCCGTACGCCGAAGGCCTCCAAGGCGAAGGCCGAAGTGGACGTAAAGGATGCCTGACCCCAAGGATCATCCCCAGGATCAGGGGCTGACCGAGGACGACGCCAACGTAACGGTCCAGCCGTCTATCTCGACGGAGGAAGCGGCCGAGACGGACGTAGAGCTGTCACCGGTCGGAGACGAAAAGGTGGAAGTGGTTTCGGTTCCGGAGGAGGAAACCGAAACTCGTAGCCTCCAGATCGATGCCGATATCCAGGTGCGCGACGAGGCGAAGCGGGAAATCGACTTCCGCCTCCTTCCCTGGAACAAGACCATTGAGACGAGCCAAGGCCCGGAGCGGTTCGTTCGTGGGGCCACGATTGGCACGCCCGATGATGGTGTCCTGTTCATGGGGATGGAGCACGAGGCCGAAATGGGCCTCAGTCAAGACGGCAGGCCGGTCCTGACGCGGCGGGCTCAGGGCCGGTCCACGAAGGTTTGGGAGCAGGACGACGGGCCGTATACGACGGTCCGCGTTGCGAAGACCCAGCGCGGCGACGAGGCGTTGGCCCTTGCGCTGGATCGCGTTGTACGAAATGCCTCCGTGGAGTTCAAGGAGGTTCCCGGCGGAACAAAGATCGTGATGGAGAACGGACGCCGTGTCCGGGTCCACAGCAGGGTCGCGCTAACGGGCGTGTCCATGACCTACCGGCCGGCCTACGGCGAGCAGGCAGCCGTTCTAGCAGTTCGCTCGCAGCAAGAGGAGGCCACAATGGCCGAGGAACAGACCGCCCCGGTCGATGGGGCCGCACCCAACATCGCGGAGCTGATCGAGTTCGCGCGATCCGAAAGCGCGAAGACACAGACCGTCTTGGACAAGATGCTGGAGAGGCTTGATCGGGTGGACGAGCGTACTCGCTCGCAGTCGATCGAGTTTCCAGCGACGGCAAGCGAAGCCCCACCGCTGACGAAAGGCGAGTGGGCGCAGCTCGCGCTGAAGTCGCTTGCCGGCGACCGTCTCACGCATTCCGAGACTGCTTCCCTGGAGCAGATGCGGACGCTCGATGATGTCGTCACGACCGACAACATGGGTGTCGTTCCCGCGGCGCACCTGACGGAAATCCGGGGCGTGATCGACACGTCACGGCCGTTCCTCGCGACGACCCGCCGACTGGAGACGCCGGCCGCGGGTATCGACATCACCGTCCCGATCATCACCCAGCGACCGACGACCGCTGTCCAGTCATCGGAAAAGTCGGAAGTCGATAGCACCAAGACCATCATCAGTTCGAACAACTTCGACATGGTGACGATTGCCGGTGCCGGCGACCTGTCCATCCAGCTCATCAAGCGGTCAAGCCCGAGCTTCCTCGCGCTTTGGCTGGAACTGCTGGCCGAGGCGTACGCGATCGACGCCGAGGATCAGGCCCTTCGGGCGCTGTTCAACGCGACCGGTGGCGGCATCACCGCAGCCGATCCGCTGAACCCGGCTAACCTGTCGCTGGGAGCGGCCTACCAGACCTCGTTCAACGCCATTCGACGCCCACCGGATACGCTGTGGCTCTCCACCGAGGCCATCGGCGAGTTTATCGACGCCAAGGCGACCACCACGAACCAGCCGCTGTACCCGGGCCTGAACGCCAGTGCCACGGCCGCAGGCGGAATCTCCGGTACGGTGTCCGGCCTCCGGGTCGTGCATGTCCCGGCACTCGACGCACACGGCTCGTTCGGGATCGTCGGACCGTCCAGCGGCTTCGCGTGGGCCGAAGACGGCACCTACGAACTCCAGGCCGACGTTCCTTCGAAGGCCGGTCGCGACGTGGGCATCGTGGGCATGATGTGGTTCGTGCCCTGGTACCCGGCCGCGTTCACGCTGTACAACGTCGCTTCGTAAGCGATGTCAACGACACTCGGAGCGTTCGTCTGGAGTACGACGCGCGGCGTTCCTGCAGCGGGTCAAGTGACCCTCGCATCGGACCCGCTCGCCGCTGTTGCAAACACGCTCCGAGTGTCGATCACCGATGACGACGGCAACAACCGTGATGCCGTCATCGACACCGTTGCATCGGGTGACGTGATCCGTGTAACGGATGATTTCGCGGCCGTCGTCGGTACGCCCGTGGACAACACGACGTATTGGTCGTTCCCCTTCACCGTCTCGGTATCGTTCGTGGCTAGTGACGAGCCCGACGACGCCGAGGCGGTGACACTTCAGTCTCGGGTACCGGCCGCGTGGCCCACGTCCGACGAGCTGGCGCAGGTTCTCAACCTGGAGAACACGACCGATTGGGAGACGACGCTAGACCGGGTGATGGCGTCGGCTATCGCCAAGGTCAGGAGCGATACCGGGACGTGGGATGCGGCATCGGACCTGCCCACCGAGAACCAAGCCCAGGCCGCGCTGCGGATGGCGTTTCTGATGTGGGAAGCGCCGGACGCCATCGCGGCGTCTCCGCTAGACCCTACCTACTCCCGGCTTTTGACCGGGCAGCGTCGGAGGTTCGGGATCGCATGAGTAACGACACGAAGAAGGCCATCGCCAAGCGGGAAGCCGCCAAGGCGAAGGACCAGAAGAAAGCCGACGAGGCCGAAAAGAAGTCGTGAGCGGCGTTAAGGGAACCAAGCAGCTGAACGCACGTCTGCGGGCCATCAAGCAGACATTCAAGCCGGCTGGGCGGGAGTGGGCAGACGAGGCCGCGGAGCTGATGCGGTCCAGCGTCCCCGCGAAGACCGGCAGGCTGCGGCGTTCTTTCCGCGTCAAGTCCGCTACCCAGCGGCGTGCCCAGGTCGGCGGGCACTACACCGCGTTTTTCATCGACAAGGGCACGAAGGCTCACGCGATCCGCGCCCGCAAAGCACCGCGGATGATCTTCCAGGCAGGAGGGCAGACGATTTTCGCGAAGAAGGTCAACCACCCCGCGACCCGTGCCCAGCCGTTCCGGGGCCGCGCAGCTAACGAGGCATTGCGGCGTCGGCCGATGGCGGCAAGCCTGATCAAGCTCTGGAACAAGGCCGCGTAGGTGGACGTACAGACCGACTACCGGGCCGCGGCCGTGGGGCTGATGGAGGACTACGCGCAGAGTGCCAGCGTCAAGCTCCAGACGTACCCGGGCCGGCCGATGTCCGTCAACGCACCGTGCGGGTTCGTGGACCGGATGGGAGCCACCATCGACCCGATCGGCCCCGGAGCGAACTACCAGATCACGCCGTCCTGCGAGCTGATCATCCTGCATGGGCCGTTCGACTCCAAGGATGCTGCGGACCAGCGAGACGCCTTCGTGGACGGCTTCGTGCAGTGGGTCGCGGCCCGCTACCACGAGGCCGGTTCCAACAGCCTCATTGCCGTCACCCGGGTCGAAGACGAACCGACCTATGTCACCGACTGGATGCCACCCGACCGACAGCGGACCTACTACGGTACCCGCATCACCCTGGAGGGCTATGTAGGCGACAACTAAATAGGCGTTCTCCATGTCCAGCGCCGGACGGTAGGCGTACAGCTCATTAGGTAGAAGGGAGAACAGGATGCCGGTAGCAGGGCTCGTCAAGCTGCGGAAGTGGCAGGGCGCACGGCAGGCAGTAGAAGGAACAGTTGTCGCCGCGACGAAGGCGTACCCGTGGAGGGGTGTGCCGGACGTTGACCTACAGTGGACCGACCCGGACGTGGACGCCGGTTCGATCTATCCCACGGTCGCCCCCATCAGGCAGGGCGACGAGGCTACGGGTCCGATCACCGACAACGGCTTGGAGTACAACACCATTCCGGCCCTCATGTCGGGGTTCTTCGGCGGCGACGTGGAGCCGACAGCCAGCGGCACCGGTGGACTCGCGAAAACCTGGACCCATGATCCTGATCCCACGGACGCCACTGGCAGTCAGGGTGACCCCTGGACGTGGGAATTCGGCGATGACGTGGAGAATGACTGGTACCAGTTCGGGGACTCGGTAGTGGAGTCGTTCGAAGTCGTCTTTCCCGAACAGCTCGTGGCAGCGACCGCCTCCGCTACGTGGCGGTTTGGCTCGGTCGCCAGCGAGTCATCGACCGACCAGCCCGTCACGGGTACCGTGCCGACTGTCGGCCTGTCGGTCGATACGGCCGGTGCGAAGATTTACGGCAAAGACACCGCGATCTACATTGCCTCCAGTGTTGCGGGCCTCGGTGCCGGTCAGGTGTCCGATGCCCTGTACACGGCCACCCTTCGATTTGGGGGAGACCTTGACCTCAAACGCTGGATGAACGGCTCACAGTCGTTCGCCATCAACGAGATTGTCCGGGCCACGGGCTCCATCGAGGTCGAGCTGACCTTCGCCAAGACCAGCGATATCGTCGGCACCGGCTCCGAGTCGGATGCATGGATGTCGGATGACTCGGTGAACCGCTACCTTCGGCTAATCACCACATCGACGACCCTCATCCCCGGCACGGCCGTTCCGTACAAGTGGACCCAGACCATGCCGATCCGGTACTACACCCGGACCGAGGGTGAGATCGGCGGCAACACGACGGTGGTCCTTACCGGTCACGCCTTCTACGATCCCGACGACTTCACCGGCGTGTACACGTCCGCGGTTGTCTGCGACATGACGAATGCCGACCTCGGCGCGACGGGCTCCTGATGGACGTTCTCATTCCGTGCGTCTGTCCGGGTGACGAACCACGCCACCCGGACGGCGACACCGTGACCCTAAAGGACCGGCTCGGCTTCGACGACGCGATGGCCTGCAAGCAGGCGATGCTGCTCACCGGAGCCGAGGACGGCGACCCCGACGCCGCGCCGCGGCGACTGGCGGCGATTATCCGCCAGTACCTGTTCTCCGGCATCCAGTCCTGGACGCTTATGAACGGCAAGGCTATCCCGGTCACGGCGACCGGCATCGAGCAGTACATCCTGTCCGACTTCACCGTGGCGAACATGGTCAGCAACGAGGCCGAGGCCCTGTACAACCCGCAGGTACTCGTCCCTTTGGCGGGCCGGGCGTCGAGGTCCTCGCCGCCCACGCAGACCGCCGCATCGACATCTCCCAGGAAGGGCTCGACCACCTCGCGCCGCAAGCCCTCCTCGCCATCCTCGACTACCACTACCCCGACGGACGACACCGCGACGACTACGACATCGCTCGATGGCGACTCCAGCTCATCGCGGAGCTATCCATAGGCTCGGCTGTCCGCGAACAGGCGATGGCCGAAGACCAGAAGATGCAGAAGCTGAGGGCCGCCACAAGTGGCAAGGGCTGAGACTGCCGCGCTCGTTGCTCAACTGACCCTCGATGACAAGGGTTTCAGCAAGGGCATCTCGACTGCCCAGAAAAAGCTGGGCGAGTTGGAGTCCACGTCGTTCCGCGTCGGCCAGCGGATCGGCGGCGGGCTGCAAAGTCTCGGGAAGAATCTCGCCTTCATCGGTGTGGCGGCCGGTGGGATCCTCACCACTCAGGTCGTGGCCGGCCTCCGGTCCTTGGAAAAGCTTGAGACAGTCACTAACCAGACGGCCGCGGTGGTTGAGTCAACGGGCGGCAAGGCAGGCGTATCGGCCGAGCAGGTACGGGAATATGCCGAGTCGCTTGAGCAGCTAACGACCGCCGACGACAAGCAGATCCAGGCAGCAGAGAACATGCTGCTGACGTTCACGAACATCAGCAAGGACGCATTCCCCGACGCCACCGAAGCGGTCGTCAACCTCGGTATCGCGATGGCCGAAGGCGACGTGGCAAACGCCGACTTCAAGTCATCCGCTATCCAGATCGGCAAGGCGCTGAACGATCCGATCAAGGGCATCACCGCACTGACGCGCGTCGGTGTGACGTTCACGAAGCAGCAGAAGGACCAGATCAAGACCCTTGTTGAGTCGGGCGACACGCTCGGCGCTCAGCGGATCATCCTCCGAGAGCTGGAGACGGAATTCGGCAAGGCAGGCGAGGCCGCCGGGACCGGCTTCGGGGCCGACATGCGGCGTGTGGGGGATGCGGTCGAGGACGCGCAGGCCGCGCTGGCTACGGGGTTCCTGCCAGTCATCCAGAAGGTCGCGAAGTTCCTGCAAACGGAGCTTGCGAAGCCGTCCACGATCAAGGCCATCAAGGAGTTTGGCGAAGGGCTGGCCGGGTCGTTCGATGATGTGCTGGCGGTGGCTGGGAAGATCCCGTGGGCGCAGATCGGGCAGTCGCTCCAGGTCGCCGGGGCTGGGGCACACGCGATCTTGGATGCGTTCCTCGCCCTGCCGCCGTGGGTACAGACGGCCGTTATCACCGGATGGGGTCTGAACAAGCTGACCGGCGGAGCACTGACCGGGATCGTCGGGGAGCTGGGCAAGGGGCTGATCAAGGGCGTACTCGGGATCAACGCCGGACAGGTGAATATCCGAGCGGCATCCGTGACAGGTGCCGGTGGTGGCGTGGCAGGAGGAACGGCCGGAGCGACAAGCACGGCCGGCAAGATTGCCAGTGCGGTGTCTAAGGTCTTTATCCTCGGAGCGGCCGCGGCGTTTATCGCGGAGTTGGGCAGCATCCGCGGCGAGCAGTCCGAGCAGAACAAGGAAGGTATCGAAAACCTCAACAAGCAGACGAAGGAATTCGCGGCCGGTGCGTCGCTAGCTGATCTGAAGAACTCCCTGAAGGGACTGGAGGAGCAAGAGGCGAAACTACGATCCGGCATCGCCCCGGATCAGATCGCGTTCCAGCTCGACATCGACGGTATCGCGACGGCGATGGAGCGGAGTCAGCAGACGCTTCGGGACAAGATCACGTCGCTTGAGGCGTCAGGCAAAACGAACAGTGCCGCAGAGAACACCGCCCAGAACATCACGAACGAACGGCTGGAGGCCATCGAGGCGCAGAAGGCCAACATCGACGCCGTAGCGGGAGCCGTTCGCAACTCGTCGGTACAGAACGCGGCTATTGCCACGCGCAACCAGGCCGCGGCCTTCGCCATCCGGGACAAGGTGGCCACGTCAGGCTCGCTCGTGGCCGGGGCCGTGAACGCGGTCAAGAGCGTGGCCGCTGTAACCACGACCGCGACGCAGACGGTCGCCTCCCGTCAGGTGATCGCCAACGAACGCCTGGAAGCGATCCGGCGGAAGGACTTCTCGCCCACCGTCAACATCAGTGCCAAGTTCTCCATCCAGGAACTGAGCAAGGGCCAGAAGACCTTCACCAAGACGTTCCACTCGACCGTTAGCTGATGGGACAGGAATACCGGATCGACACGGTACTGATTACCAACCGTGTCCGGCTGAACAACGACGCGGCCCAAGGTGTCATCGGCCTACCGATGGCGGCGTTCTACGGCGAGCCCGCGATAGCCGGCGTCCGCATTGACGATCCGCTGGGGGAGCTGGACCTTCACGGCTGGCACACGTTCACCCAGGACGAGACCAGTTGCACCGGCAACGAGCGAACGTTCTCGGGCTGGATCGTCGGCAAGACCATTACCCGCGGGCCGTTCCGTCAGGGAGCGGGCCGGATATGGGAATGCGAAGTCCATGACCTCAACGCCGCATTCAGCTTTGAAGTCTTCCGCGCCAGCAGCGCCAAGCGGCCCGAGGAGACCGACATCGAGCGGGTAGCGTGGGCGCAGGCGTCGGCCCCGATGGCCGGCACACCGCTCCACGACAACGGGCGTTTCAACACCACCGACAACCCCATCGGCTTCGGGCCGTCCGATTACGTGACGCAGTTTCCGCAAGGGCTGTTCGAGTCGGTCGCCGGGACGAGTGGCAAGAACTTCTACGCCTACTTCGACCAGACCGCCAACGAACCCAGCTTGCACTACGAGCTGGTAGGCGTGGGGCCGACATCTACCCTGTCGATCAGCAATGTCGAGTCGGACGCCAGCAGCACATGCTTCTATCCGTTCATCGACGCGAGCCTAAGCCGGACCTCCGCAGATCAGGTAACGGGCGTCTTGTTCGGCTACCTCGGCGGACAGTACGTCTACGGCCGCAACGATGCGCTGATCGCGGACCTGTCGCCCACGGAGTTCTCTCCGGTCAACTTCTTGCGGGACGCGGTGTACACGACCGACCGGGTTGGCAAGCTGACCACGGCCGAGAACCTGCTGGCGGCCCAGCTCGCAGCGCGGGCCGATGAGATCGACACGATCACCTGCTCCATCCGCGTGCCCGCCTCGCAGGTCAATCTGCTCATGGCGGGCGACCTGGTAGACGCGAAGTTCTCGCACCTGCCGGGGTACGAGGACTTCGTAACGATGCCGGTCGTCCGGCGGAACGTCATCCCGAGCGACGGCCGACGGGACATGTACGACATCCACCTGACGCTCTCCAACGAGGTCCAGTCAGGCGGTCCAGGCGGTGGGAGTCCGGGTCCGGGGCCGTGGGAGCCGGGAAACTGCACCAACCCGTACATCATCCCCGGCGGCGAGTACGAGTCGATCCACGGCGTAGGCGAGGACATGGACGGGTCGGTGGTGGTTCCCGCCGACATGACCGGCCTACTTCGCATCCGGTGGCTGGGCCCCGACCTGCACGGCTTCGACGGCTGGCCGGCAGGCGGGACGGGCGGGACGCACATCATCCGCCTCGATTACAGCGGCGGCTCGATCAACATGGGCTTCGCGGGCCAGTCCGGAACGGACCCGACGGTGTTCGACGAGACCTTCACCTTCACGTCGCTGGAGACGGCTGCGCTACTCGGCGAGACGGTCACGTTCTTCTTCCTGAACGGGGACAACCGCGAGTCGTGGCACATGGAGCTGGACTACGGCGTGCTGTTCAGCGACAGCGACCCCAACTACCCCGAGACGGAGCCGTGCGTACCTGGAGACGACAACCCACCCGGAGCCCTCATGCACGTCAAGAACGAGTTCGTGGCCGACGGCGACGGCACCACGACCTCGTTTACTACCCGCTTCCCGTACGTCGCTGGATCGCTGGAAGTCTTCGTTGACGGGGTACCGATCATCAACGGCTATACCGAGGTCGATCCCGACGCTGGTACGTTCTCCCTCGACTTCGCTCCGCAGGCCGCCGTCGGTGACACGAGGGCCGAACGAGTGACCGTGAACTACCAGGCGAGCCCCGGCGCATGACCATCCGACTCGACGCCCACAGGCCGGAGTTCCATCGGGCCGCTCCGCCGCAGCTCCCCGTGCGTGTTGCCACGACCGCCAACCTGACGATCAGCACCGGACTGAACGCAGGCGACTCCGTAGACGGGGTGACGCTCGCAGCGGGGGATCGGGTACTCGTAAAGGACCAGTCAACCGGATCGCAGAACGGCGTCTACATCGCGGGCGTCACCCCCGCGCGGGCCTTCGACATGGAGGAGGGCGTCGCCGCCTACGGCGCGGTCATCTACGTTGTGGCCGGGACCGCCAACGGCGGCAAGACGTTCCGGAATACGAATACCACCGTACCCACCATCGGGACCACGGCACTAACGTTCGCGGACTACACGCCGGGTACCGGGGCAGCTCCGTCAACCGCTGACTATCTCGTCGGTACGGCCAACGGCTCCCTATCGGCGGAGATCGTTGTCGGCACGACGCCCGGCGGCGACCTCGGCAACACCTGGGCCAGCCCCACCGTGGACGGACTCCAAGGGCGTGCCCTCGCGGCCACGGCGCCGAGCGATGGGCAGGCGGTCGTATGGGATGCAGCGGGTAGCACGTGGAAGCCCGGCACCGTGTCCAGCGGAGCGGCCGGCCACTACGAGGTCATCGTTGACGGCACCGCGCCACCTGTAGCCGTAACCAACGTGGCCGAGGATGATTGGGTCTACGGCTTCGTGCCGGATTAGGAGAAGCACATGGCGAAGATCGACGCTATCGACGTACCGAAGCTGACCTTCCCGGAGGCGGCCGCGCCGTCTACCCCGGCGGCATCCAAGGTCGTGATCTACGCCAAGTCCGACGGCCTCATGTACTCCAAGGACGACGCCGGCGTTGAAACGGTCATGTCCGGCGGTGGCGGAGGCGGCGGCTCGACGGTATGGCTCCAGCGTCAGACGGCATCCACTTCCGCGACACTCGACTGCACGACCTTCATCTCGGCCACCTACGAAACGTATATGTTTATCTTCATCAGCATCGTCCCCGTGACCGACAACACGAACTTCCTCATGCGGATGGGCACGGGCGGCGGCCCGACGTATGACACCGGAGCCAACTACGGCTGGGCGGCGTTCCGTCATTCCCCCTCCGGAAGTGCCGTGGCCGGGGCCAGCTCAGGACAGACCTCCATCGGCCTCGACGGTTCGGGCGGCATCGACAACGCGACCAGCTCGGCCCTCAACGGAACGCTCTACCTCTACAACCCAGGCAGCGCCATCCACAAGCGGATCACGGCGGACTTCGGCTACACCGACAACGCCGGCGCCCTCATCGGGACCGACGTGACCGCGACCTACCAGTCAACGACCGCCGTGACCGCGGTCCGTTTCCTCATGGCGTCGGGCAGCATCACGAGCGGCACCATCGACGTATACGGGATTACCAAGGCGTAATAGCCTATTGACAACCTGTCGCGGATAGGCGTAGGGTTCCGTCTACGCAATCGGAGACCTTGACATGACGCTAGACGGCATCGTACTGATCCTGATTTGGTGGGTCGCTGTCCTGACGATCGTCGTCGTGTGGCGCTCCGTTGCCGGAAGGATCAAGCCATGACCACGCGCACGCCACTACTGGATCGTATTCGGGAACGCCGGTCGGGAGCGGGTACAGCCGTTCGTCAAGGTCCGGTTGAGGACACCCCGCTCCCGACCCGCGCTCCCGACCACGAGCCGTGGCAGCCGCCCTGGAAGCGGCGGCTGGCCGCGAAGGACATGACGGGGGATGTGCTGTGACTTCCGCTTTCCCGCCGCTTTACGAGTGTCCGAAGTGCGGCGCTCACAATTCGTTCAATCAGCCCAAGCACCAGAGCCGCGAGGTATTCCTTGACAACGGATCGGCGTACTACGCCGACGCCGGGTCCCAGTCCCGCGAGTGGCTGTCGTGGTCCTGCGAAACCTGCGGCTACGAAGTCGAAGGGCCAACCAACGATACCCCGGGGCCCGCATCGTGATCCGCTCGTGGTGGGCCGACTACCTGCTGTTCCGCGGCCGCTGGAATACCGAGTGCCTGATGCGGACCTACCGTATCCGGCGGTGGTGGTAGCCGTGTGCAGCGCAGCCGACGATCCCACGATGCACGACGGGGACCCCTTCATGTATCCGCGACCCGACGAACACCTGGAGAACGCGATAGCCCGACGCAATATCGCGTGGGCTCGGTGGCAGGACGAAGCCGATGAACTGGTACACAAGGTCACGGACGGCGAACACGCCCCGTACGGCCCGTACAACGACGCGCAGAAGGCGTACGAACACGCGGTGTCGGACCTGATGCGCGAACAGGCCCGCTGGAACCACAGCCGACATGCCTGACCGCATCTACTGGAGAGCCGGTACCGACCAGATCGACCACGCCTTCAGGAAGGGTGAGCTGCGGACTCTGTGTGGCCTCCGCATCATCGAGGAGCGCCGGTCTTGGCCTCCGACGATCAAGTGCCACGAGTGCATCGCCATTGGGCAGAAGCCCGCAGGCAGAGGAGTTTGAACGTGACGTTGGAACGTGACATCACTATCGGGGCCAGTGGCCCGAACCCGGACGAGGACGTGCCGGACGGTACGTACCCGCTGATGCTTGTCGAGATCGGCGAGTGGCGCGAGATCACCATCCAGCGCGGCGAGCGGCAGGGGCAGCAGATGTTCCTGCGCGACTGGAACTTCCGCGTGACGGACGGCGAGTTCGCCGGCCGCGGCGTCCGGTCCTCGGCCAGCTCGGCGACCGGCGACAAGTCGAAGCAGTACGGTTACGTCGTGGCCCTCAACGGCGGCACGAAGCCGAAGGTCGGCGATAAGTTCAACGTCGATGACCTGGTCGGCCGCGTGGCGCTCGGGAAGGTCATCCACGACGACGGCGGGTATCCGAAGGTCGATGCCCTGCTCGCGATGCCGGTCCAGCAGGTTCAGCAGCAGTTCGCCCAGGCAACCGGTACGCCAGCCGCGGCACCTGCCCCGGCGGCACCGCTTCGGGAGACGGTCGGCCAGTCCGACGAGCTGCCCTTCTAGTCTCCCAACCATATGGGCCGCGGCGGTATCCCCCTGCCGTCGCGGCTCCCCTGTCTCTATCGAGGAACCGGCCAATGAAGCTGGCTACGCCGTTCCCACGACGCCCGAACCCGTACCTAGTCTTCCGAATGGTGAGGCGGGACGAGCGGGTCGTTTACGCAAGGAGCATGCGGCGGACTTATGCCGTTGCGATGCGAGACTTTGACCGGGAGGTACGCAAGTTTGAGCGTGCATTGGGTCGCGCCCTTTTGCCTGTCGTCCAGCGGACAGCCGACCAGCTGAACAAAATCCTTCGGGTGAAGTAGTGGCACAGCCTTCTCCGCGCCCGTCACCCGAGCAACGCATCCGCGCGGCACTGTGGTTCGCGGAACGCGGCTTCGGCATCTTCTCGGTTTGGTCCACCTTCCCCGGCGGTCGGTGCCGCTGCCCGAAGGGGATCGATTGCAGCTCACCGGGCAAACACCCGATCGGCGTTAACGGGTTCAAGGACGCGACCCGAGACCCGGAGCGCATCCGGACACTGCTACTGGCAGGCTCGGAGCCGAACTACGGGCTGGTGTGTCCAGATGGCGTCTTCGCTATGGACGTGGACACCCACGAGGAGTTCCAGCGGATCGCGGACCTGTCGGAGCGGTACGGCGTCCTGCCCGAGACGCTGACGACGAAGACCGCCAACGGCCAGCACGTCTTCTATCGCTGGCCGGATGGCTACCCGCGACCGATCCGGAAGCTGTTCGGGTTCGTCACCCGCTGGGGAAACGGCCGGCTCCAGGGTTACGTCATCGGTCCCCGAAGCGTCCACGCATCCGGGTACGAGTACGAGCCGGTGTCAGGTACCTTGGAGATAGCCACGCTGCCCGCGTCGTGGGCCGCGGCCGGCGTGGCTGACGCGCCAGCCGCGGCCATCACCATTATCGGTGACACGCTGCCGTCTGTCGGCGGCAGGCACGACTGGCTCAGGAACCGGGCACGGGCACTGCGCGGCGTCATCAACGACCCGGCCGTGCTGCGGGTCGCGGTCCTCGCGGAGAACGATCGCCTGGAGCAGCCGAAGTCGGCCGAGGAAGTAGACCGCGCCATCGGGGAAGTCTTCCAGCGGTTCGGACCGGACCCGGTAGAGGAGATCGAGGAACGAGCCACCCGGCGGATCGGGGACGACGAGCTGGGCCTGCTCGGGATGCCGCGGTCGGAGACGTTCCCCGGGGAACCCGATGCGGTCGCCTACGATGGCCTAGCAGGCGAGCTTGTGGACGATCTGGTGCCCGGTACCGATGCCAGCCTTGTCGGGCTGCTAGGGGCCGTTCTGGCGTTCTGTGGGGCACTGTTCCCGGGCATGGCCTACTTTCACCGGACACAGACCAGCAGCCCGTTCGTGGCGCTGGTCGGAGAGTCCACCTACGGCCGGAAGGGCACGACGATGCTGCGGGTACAGGACGCCTTGTCCGATGCCCTGGGCGTGACCATCGTAAACCGGCTGCTGCTCGACGGGGTGAACAGCGGCGAAGGGCTCGTATCGGAGCTTCGCTACCGATCCGGTTACGGCCCTGTCACGGCCCTGATGTACGAGGAGGAGTACGCGAACCATCTGGCGTCGCGAGGCCGGGAGGGTTCGACGCTGGACGGCAAGATGCGGCAGGCGTTCGACGGCTCGCAGCTATCCAACCGGAAGGCCGGTGAGTCGAAGACAGTGGACCCGCCGTACTGGTTGCCGGCGCTGATCGCGATCGCCCCGAAAGAGCTGCGGGACATGATCGGGTCCAGTGCCGTGCAGAACGGCTCCGCGAACCGGTGGCTGTATCTTCCGGTCCACAAGCGGCCGGTGCGGGCCGCGAACAGCGTGCCGCGCTTCAGCGAAGACCACAAGGACAAGCTGCGGAGCAGGCACGACGCTTACCGGACGAACCCGCCGACGTTGAGCGTTGACCCGATCGTGGCGGACCGGCTAACGGATTACTCGGACTTCATCCCGAGCGTGTCCTACGGGCTGGCGATGGACTTGGGGAAGCGGTTCCCGGTGATCGCCTTCCGGGTGGCGTTGGTTCACGCACTGCTCGACGGGGAAGCGGCTGTCTCGGCTGCTCACCTGGACAGGGCTATCGCGTTGACGGAGTACGCCCGTCGCGGTATCGCGTGGGTCTTCGGGGAGACGATCGGTGATCCCAACGCCACGCTCCTGTTCCGGCATCTGCTGGAGGAAGGCCGGATGACGCGGCACACGATCACCCGGGAAGTGATCCGCGACCCGTTGAAACGGCAGGCAGCGATAGACGAGCTGCTGCGGATCGGCAAGGCCGAGATCGTCACCGAGACCACGATGGGCCGACGTCGGACGGTCCTCCGACCTACTCCAGGTGCAGGGACTTTCGTCCATTTCGTCCAAGGTTCTGCAATTCCGCATGTCGAAAACGTGGACGGAAGGGACGAAATGGACGAAAGAGCACAAACCGCTTGGACGAAAGGTGGACGAAAGGTGGACGAAACGTGGACGAAAGTTCCGGATGACCCCCCGCTAACGGAAAACAGCGTTACTAGTAACGGCGCAAGTGTTACCTGCCATTTCTACTCCGAGCATCAGACCCAGCACCGTTGGAACGGGTCGCGGTGGGTCTGTTCTATCTGTGACCCGGACCCGGAGGCTGGCTGACATGGGACTCGTTCTAGGCGTTCATATGGTCTGTCCTGACTGCGAAGGAACGGGCAAGCGGACCGCGATGTCAGGCGAGGCGCAGCGGATGCGATCAGCACAGCTGCGACAAGCGAAGCGGGACGGGATGCCGCCTCCTCCGCTCGTCAAAGAGGATTGTTTGACGTGCGGCCAGCGCGGTTACATCGACCGGCCGAAGGGCACCTGATGCCGAGTTTCAAAGCCGAGCTGAACGCCCGCCTGGAGGCGAAGAAGCAGGGGCAGGCTGTCGGTCCCCCGCCCCTGTCCATCGTCATCAGTCCCGGCCCTAGGAACGCCCACACGGACCCGGA